TAAAATCAAAGTCGACTTCATCAAATGTGAATATTAATTTCTTATTGGTTAAATCAAACACGCCTGCCAAATCATCAATCAGTAAATTAGATGACGTAACGTGGTATTGTATGTTAGTTCCTAAATCATCAACAACGATATTTCCTAATGCGTCTGTGTATTGAACCTTGGTGGTTGTAATTGCAACTGCTATCGCATTTAATTTATCTGTTATTCTATAATGAGCCCCCAATGACAACCCATCACCCGAAGCAAGATTAACTAACTCGCTGTATTGAATAACGGATATAATTTCTTGCTTCAAAACAATCCAATTCAAAAGAAAAAAATCATAAACTTTATGACATTTCTGAGAAGGGGTTGTGTCAAACCAAATTAATGTAGTATCTTCCGGAGCGTTAGCTCCTATATACAAACCTGAAGTATCAGCCATGATTTTTATTTTTAGCGAGTGTAAACGTAATCGGATCTGTCATTCCAAACCGAAATAAAATCCATTGTTGATTGCGCATATTCAACGATCGTCACAGTTCCAGTAACGGTAGTTTTTGATATCCTCCAACCTGCTCGAGATGGGTCTGTCCCTAGAGGTGCATACCCTTTATAAGTACCGCCCACTTGAACATCTACGATAGGTTCTGGCATGGTATCGCTCAAAAGTTGTACTATTGGTGCGTTAGTTTTTTGTACTTCCATCTTCTTCTTGTTTTAAAAAATTGTCAAATGCTTTTATAAATGAATTGTCTTCTGCTTTTTCTGAATCCTCGTCGTCGTTGTCGTATTCGCTACCTGAAGCGTCCTCGTCAACAACAGCTTCGTCAAATGGGTTATAAGTATCTTCTCCAGCTCCATTCATATTTGCTTGCTGTGTAGCCTGAGCGGCTTGTGTCTTAGCCGAAATATAAACTGCGTTTTCGATTATTTCACCTTCTTCGCCAATTGGTTCAAGTTCCCATTTCTCGCGGATTTCATTAATCTTCATGAAACTTCCAAGCTTCTTCACGTCCAAATCAACCTCTTCTGAAATGGTCATTCCATTTAACCCTACGAATTGGAACTCAAATTCGGGATTTACTTGTTCTACAATGTATTTGTTTATTTTACGTTGAAGAAATTTCAACAGCGGATATAACCCCTTATCCTTAGAATTTTTGAGACGTTCAGCTTGACTTCCTTCAAACATTCCTCCGCCACCCGATTTTGATATGTCCCACCCTATTTCAGTTGGGTCAATAGAATAAATGGCACATGCGAGTTTTATTAAGTATTCAATCCAAGCCGTATATTCCATATCCCGATTGTTCTTCTGCAAGTCAATCCAGTCTATGTCGCCTTCTACCACAGGAGTCTTCCAGCTTTGCATAACGCCCGTAATCATAGATTGCCATTGTTGCTTAAATTGTTGAAGAGACGCTTCGTTGACATTACCCTTAACACGCAACAACCCTTTAGGAGCCGAACCTTGTGAAAAGAACCTACGATTATACTCATCTCCCCACAACATGGAAGTAACTACATTTATCAATTCTTCAAGTTCTGAAGTGCCATACCCGTTTGCGTAAATACTAGACGAAGGATTACGTACACCGAAACACATTTCCCAAGGCAAAAATTCGCTTACTACTGCGTTTTGATATATTTGTACGTACGACGGTTTATAACCCTTTACCATCTGCCCTAGCATACGGTCTTGATTCGTAAAGGCAGTATTCCTTTTAAAGAAAACGTTTGTTGAATTATTGTCGAAGTAAGACTCAGCCATTCTGAAAGATGAAGCGTCCGTCGCCATAAATTGAGTAAGTTTCCCCCTTCGGTTACGGATGCACTCAAAAGTCATCTGGTCGTAAACTAATGAATCATCGACAGATTTTCGTATGAACGTATCAAAGTCATCGTGTTCCCAAGAATTAACTTCCCCGCAATTTAGAATAAAGTCAGTTATCGCATTAGCTATCCTTTTGTCCTTATCATCCATTTTAGAATTAACCCCAAACTTCGGTTTCTTGCGAATTACGAATCCCGTTGAATACTTGTCGGATTGAGGCTCGGCAAAATCAGCAATTTGATTCTTACGAGTTTTTATTATGGCGTTTATAATGGGAGCTTTTGACATCCGTTTCAGCGTGGTGTAAGATAGCGAAAACGGTTTATCCTTGAATCCTAACGAGCTTTGAAATTCGAGAGGGTCTACAAAGAAGGATTTTGAATCATCGGGTTGTTTAGGTTGTATAGACGCTAATGAATTAGCCGCCTTTATCATGTCGTCTGGATGGTCTGACTTTAACGCCTTTTCGAGCGTCCTCAGTTTTTTATAGTGTAAAAGCTGTTCCGCCTTTTCTATCGCTTCAATTTGTGTCGCTAATTTGCCAGCCATTTAGATAATTAAATTTAGTTTCATTATCTATATAACTGCTAAACCAATTTTAATTTTGCGAAGATCTTTATTTTCACAAATTACATATTTGTCAGTCAATGTTTCGTGAGTAGCCAACACCGCATCCTCAATATCGTATAATTCGGTATCATCATCAAAGCTACTGAAAGACTCAAATTCTTTTAGTTTTTCCCAAATAGAGTCAAACTCTTCAATGTCTTCAATGGTCATAGCGCTAAAATCTGAAAGAAATACCAAGTCTTTAACTTGCGTATCCATTTCTCCTGCTAACAACTGCAAGTCTATATCTAAATTAATAGTTTTATAATCGTTCCACTTCATGTCATTTACCGATTACGCCCGTTGATTGTGGTACAAATTTAGACCTTTGTTTGCCTTCTCCAATTGTCATTTTCCAATACTTTTGAAATTCACATAGCCACATCTCTATCTGATGCAATGTGATATTGCATTCCTTGTCTGTGTAGTATTTACCTTTATCTTTATTCCAATAGAGGTAAGGCATCGAACCGAACCTCTTCAGCTCAACTTCAGCTAAATCTCTAAGCATATAGATTCCTATTTTTTGAGCCTTCCCTTTTAAGTTAGGGAAAATTAACCGTATCCCCACGCTAGCGCCAGGACCGACATTGGTGTAATCGTCTTGAGTGAACTTCATGAACCTTCGATTTGTGTAGCGAAAGATGTAAGTAAAATCTTGATAAAATTCGTGCGCTATGAAATCAGCAACCCCAGGATATGACTTCAAATGTTTAATTATATCTTCCGGAGTTTTAGCGGTCAAAACTGTCTTTACTATGTTGTTGATATTTTTATGAAGCGTTGGGATTACAACTCGAGTATAACAATAATCGCGGGTGTGGTGAGGTGAGGCTTGTGAATTTATTAGATAAGCGTTGGTGAAAGGGTTGGCGTTGCAATCTCTTACTTCTTGTATTACTTCAGCAAAATCATCTTCATCAAAATCTTCCCAATTCTGGATACCCGCCTTCCAGCCGCGAGTCATTACCGCATATTCAAAAGTATTGGGATTGTTAAAATAGCGAAAGAACATTATCTTCCATATCAGGTTCCGGAGCGATAAGCTATCATCTAGAATAATATTCTTGATTTGCCATTGTGAATTTTTATCCAACTCACGATAAACGTTTGTAAACTTTGATTCAGATAGTATCTTATTTTTAGTCCATGGCGCGGGAGTCTTGTCTATAAAACGTTTCTTCCATACATTTTGGCGCTCAAACATTACATTGAAAAACAATTCCAGATTTGGTCTATAAACTTCCAAATCTTCTTCAGGCAAAGAACTATGCCAACTATTTCTTTCAAACATACGCTATTTAATTTTTTCTTGACCTAATTATTAATTCTCTTTTTGCTTCGATATTGCCTTTGGAAAGAAGTTTTATTATTACTTCTTTCTTCAACTTAATAAATGGTCTTCTATAAGAATTAATTAATTTAGTATCGGACAATGTAAAATTACAAGTGTTTTTTATGCAGATTGGTTTGTTTGCAAAATGAACTGAAAACTCAGGTTGATATTTGTTACCGTGAAAACCGTGTATGACGAATAATATATCGCCCCATACGCTTTCATTCTTTACAATATCGCCCTCCTTAAAATACCCGTGAATTGACTCCATGCTATATGACTCTTTTTATTTTATAAAACTTTGAACTAAAAAGAAGAGCGAACTTCACAGCCCGCTCTCTCTCAATTGACAAATCTTAAATTTAACCAAATCACCCTATGAAATTATTTTCCAAACCCAAATGCAATAACCTGTCTTGGTGACAACTCGTAACTTGAAGTATCTTTTATTTCTTGAAGCAATTCGCAAGCCTTAATATCAGTCATGATATTACAAATCTTTGAAACCGTGTCGTTGTATTTTCTGCGCGTATCAGCTTCAGCTTTTGAGGCAGGGCAACAATTTGGTTTTGACTGTGCGTCGGTTACCGATAGGCTTTCAGCCACAGCGCCGCAATTTTCTTTTAAATTCGTGTCTTCCCAATCGTACACCTTGAAGGGAACTGACAGTTTCATGTCTTGTGTCCACCAAGGCGATACGTCTTTGGTAGGAGCTGCTCCGCAATCTTCAAGTAAAGTATTAGCAGCGGCGGTTTGAACGGCAAGGTCGGCATTTAAAGCGGGTAAAACCCCCGTATTAATCTGATCTTTTATTTCCTTGCCAGTTTTACTGAACTTTATACCACCGTCGTTCATTGCATACAGAATATCCGACTTCTCTACGTCGTCAACGGGTGCACCTTGAGTATCATCTTCGCTGACTGCCTTTTCAAAAGGGTTTTCGTCGACTTCTTCGACAACCTCAACCGCCTTTTCAATTTCGGCTTCGTCCACGTCGTCAACTGCTTTTTCAATGTCAACCTCAGCGGATTTTGCTAAATTAGATTCAGCGTCATCAGCTTTCAGCTGGTCTGAATTTGTAAAACCGTTGGCGATATGTAACCGCCGCGCTTGTTGCGCTTTTCTTATTTCGTCTCCTACGTTCATGGTTTTATGTTTTATCTGCGTTTTATTCTATATGATACTGAACCTGAATATTCGTTATCTTCGTAATCATCCCAATCGCCGTCCGATTTTCCTTTCTTCATCAAATCAGAAAAACTTGTAAACCCTCCTCCGAATGGATTCCACACAGAGGTTGTGTCTACCCAAAATCCTTTTGGCGGAGAAATTAAAGCTTTTGCGGCTGCCTTGCGAGTTGCATCCGCTACAGTTCCTCTTTTTGAATCATAAGACACGCCCAAGGCAACTATACCCTTGCCTACTTTCTCAGTATAAAATTGATAATTGTTATCGTTTTGTTTACTGTAGTGGTCATTTATGAGTTTTAATTCTTCTTTGGTAAATGGGTCGTCTGATTTAGGTTTATCGGCTTCTTTTGTTGGTTGCTTCTTGATAACGTCCGTATCCGTTTTTGGGGTTGGTTTTGTTGTAGTGCGATGCGATAATATCTCGGCTTCCCGCTTTTTCATTGATTCATATTTTTTAGCGGCAACTGGGTTTTTGGTTGCAAAGTCAGGAGCATTGACAGGATATTTTTTTCTATAATTAGCTATGTCAACTCTCAACCCTGTATATTCAATTTCTTCTTTATCCGAAGCTTGAGCTGGCTTGCCTCCGATAGCCTTATCATGATATTGTTTTGAAGACGGGTCGTCTCCGTTTCTATCATCGCTGTCGTCTTGTTTCCCCGCTGAGTGTGTCTTGTTATCAGGCATATGAACATAAGGTTTGTTTGGGTCTGCATTAGCAGCGGGTTTTGAACCCGTCTTAGCTGCATTTCGCCAATCGTACTTACCTGATGGAAGTTGAGTCCAAACCCATTTACCGTTGGGGTGAGCGTCTCCCACATTATGACCTTTTTCAATGTCGGTTTCTTCAGCCTTTTCGATGCGGTCTGAACTTGAAACCACGAACCCCTTCAAGATATTCATCTTGCGGTCGTTTTGCGCCCTTCTAATGTCGTCGTTTATGCTCATAATTATTTTAATAACATACCGTAAAATTGTTCTAATGTGAATGCCTTATTATAGTTGTAGTTTTCTTTTTGGTTATTCACATCATCCAACATATTTTCTAACAAGCTTTTCCCATTCTTCGTTTGATAGTCAGTATTGTTGTAGACTGAAAGGTTCAACCATGTCATTTTCAAATTGAATAACACCTGTCCTAAAACTACCTTTTCGTCTAACTTAGCATATTCAGAGAACCGCCCCGCTAACCATTGTGACATTTTTATCAGGTCTGGATTGTCATGTACAAATTGAGGATATGGCTTGATTGATGTTACGAATTTTTCAAACGCCTTCTTGCCGAACCCCTTCAAAAGTTTAGGTATATTGTCGGAAGTGTCTCCCAATATCACCTTACCTAACAGAACCTGTATTGGGTCAATTTCGTTGACAGGTAAATTCATTTCAAAGTACCGCTCCCATTTATTCATATTTTCCGGAAGGCACGTCATCATTAACCGATTGGAAGCGTTGCAAAAGCAAGATACATTTTTAGTGCACATTTGAGTTATATCTGAATCGCCTGTAACGATTACCAATTCTTCGTCCAATATGTAACCGAAGTACAAACTCCAAACATAGAGAAGGTCATCACCTTCGGCTCCCCAAACTCGGCTCACGATTAACCCCTTCTTGCGAAGTAACGCTTCGAACTCATCCAACACTTGCAGAAACAACTTATAGAAGTCGTCGCGCACCTTTGTCAGAGCGTACTTATAATCGTCATATAAGGAATAACGCCAACTTGAGCTGTCAATTACGAACGCAACGCGGTCAATGTCCTTAAATCGGTTGAGAGTAAAGCACATATCGATTACGCACTTTCGCAATAAAACTTGTTGGTTTTCTTTAACAGATAAAACCGAGGACATATCTTGCCCTCGGTAA